CGAGCCTGCCGGCGGAAGCGGCGGCGTCAGCGCGGAGCCGAAAGCCCGCCGCCTCAGCCCACGGCAGGTGCGTGAGCAGCGAGTCGGGGAGGCGCCCGTTCAGGGCGGTGAAGGGCATGATCTAGCCTCCGGTCACTGGGTGAGCAGCCACGCGACGGCGATGGCGGCTGTACTGAGGATGAGCGTCGAGAATCCGACGACAATGGCTACGGCCAGACCGATCCACATCCCCACGTTGCTGACCCGTGCGTGCGTTTCGGTCCTGGTCTCGGCGACCTCGGCCTTGCTCCCGGCCGTGGTGTACTGAACCTGGCGCAGTTCACCGATGTCCTTCTGGATCGGGTCGAGGGCGCGAGTCAGGTTCTCCTGCGCAGCCTGGGCTGTTGCTGCCACTTGGGTACGCATCGCATCAGCGGAGTTCGCAACCTGCGCCGCCAGGGTTGCCGCCCGAGTCTCAGCCGCTGATGCGCTCGCCGTGACTGCCGCCTGGTCAACCCCTCGAATCGCGTCAAGCCGAGCCGCTTCGGCCTTGCGTATTTCTTTGGAGTGCTCGGCCCGGAGTCCAGCGATCCGCGCTTCCATGTGGACACGCTCACGGATGCGTCTGTTCTCCGACTTGCGGAGGTCGTCCTGCCGTTGCATACCGGCCTCGTGGAGGGCGATCACGTTCAGGGTCGGGTCGATAACGACTCGCCCTTGAGCATCGAGTTCAGAGTCGACCGTGGTCATCGGGTCCTCCTGGTGTTGGGCGGGCAGGTCAGGCCGGGCCGAGGTTGACCGCGTACAGCTCGCGGGCGCCGGCGGACAGCCACGCGAGGGTCATCAGATGTTGACGCGAGTGAAGACGACACTAAGCCGGTAATAGCAGCCACCCGCGCTGCTTGAGGACGCGATGTTGATCGCCCCTGACGCCGACCCCGCTGGAATGTCCATGTACCCAGACTGTGAGACGGAGACATACTTGGCCGCCGGTGCAGGCACCACCTGCACTGCTCCCTGCGTCACTGCGTAACTGCCCCCAATGGACACCGCGACATCGACAGCAGCGGCATTGAATCCTGCCTGACCTGTGACCTGAACGAACACCCTCGTCGCATGAGAGACGGCAGGGAATGCGGTAGAGGGGACGACGATGACGCCGCTGGCTACGCTGCTCGCATTAGCGCTGGTAAACGTCACCACGGGGGTGCCCATGTTGGCGCCGATCGTCCGCCACGTCGAGCCGTCGGTCGTCACCTCGAGCTCTAGTCCGTCGCCAGCGTCGGCGCGGAACACCATGATCGGGTTCGACGTGGACGCTGTGATCCCGAGACCGGAGAGGGTGACGATGAGGGCCGCGCGGGCGGTGACGTTCGCGACGGGGATCGCATCACGGATCGACAGGGCCAGGTTCAGCAGGTCAGCGCGCGACGGGTGATCCGTGGATGCGGGGACAGTGTGGCCGCGTGCGTCAGTTGCCATCAGTGGGGCTCCTCAGTCGAGGTGGGCGTGGGGTCGGGTTGGGCGTGCGGGGCGAGCTTGAGGGTGGCGTGCCACGCGGCGTGCAGGTCGAAGTTGAAGATGATCGCCCCGCACGTGTCACAGACCTGCCACATGGCGTCACCCCGCCCGCGTGTACGTCAGGTTGAGGGCCATGCCGTCCGGGCGGGACGTCCCTTGGACGGCCACATACCCGGCGCCGACGAGGGCGAGGCCCTTGAACGCACCGGTGCGCAGGGCCTCACGGGTGGTCGAGTCGAGGGCCACGGGACCGAACCCGGCCGCCGTCGACCCTGATGACGACGGTGGCCCGGCAGGTGCCGGTGTCCCGGACGGGGAGCCCTGCGCGGTGGGCGTCCCACCCCCGGTGATGGCGTTCATGGTCACGGTCGCGGAGATGATGGACAGGGCACCCAGGTTGACGATCTGGTTCCCGTACACGGCGAGGCCCTTGAGGGTCCCGGACCCGCAGGCGTCGCCCTGGTACAGCGACAAGGGACCAGCGACCGCCCACACGTTCCACTTGCTCCACTTCGCCGACCACGTGCCGGACCAGGTGGGCAGGATCGTCGCGCGGACGGTCACGGTGGCGGGCGGTGGCGGTGGCGGGGGAGGAGGACCGGATGACGGGTCACCAGGGACGACGACCTGCACACCGACCGGGCCGAGGACGAACACGCCGCGGCCGCCTTGCAGTGGGTTGCACAGGACCAGGCACGTCGTGTACCCGGTGTAGACGCCTGGTAGGTAGGGCAGGTTGACAGGTTGCGACCCGTCGATCGAGACGGTGGCCCGCTGGCTGGTCGAGTTGATCGACAGCAACTGGGCGATCTTGTGGATCTCCATCGGCGCGCCACGTCGCGGGCCGACCGGCAGCGCGGAGCCTTCCCGCGCGTCATCGAAGGCGCTCATGATGTGATGCCGATGTCTAGACGCATGGAACCCCCGTCGATGGTGAGCGGCAGTTCGAGTGAGACCACGTACCCCCACCAGGTGTCGGCGCCGCGCGTGACCGACACGGGGTCGTCGAGGTTGATCCGCGGGTCGGGGACGCAGTAGGCGGTGGACACGACGGCGGGCCGGGACGCCTCGACGAGCATTGTGTTGACGGAGGCTTGCATTTTCGCCTTGGTGTCAGCCAGCGGGCTTGACCATTTCTTCACGACCTGCCCGTATCCGGTGCCATCCGTTGTGACAGCGGCGGGGCCGGTGGTGACCTGTGCGATAGCGGTCACTGGGGCCATTGCCGTGGTGTCTGTCGCCGAGGAGGTGCCGACGACGATGTTGTACAGGCCCTCACGGGTGTCGACCCGCGGTGCCGAGACGAGAGTCCCACCCTCACCGTCCGTGAGGAACACGGTCGGGGTGGGGACGGCGGGCAGGGGGACGAGCAGGTTCACGGTGCCCTCGGAGTCGGTGCGCAACCTCGCGGGCCATGCGTCGGCGATCTCGTACAGGGCATCGAGGCGCTCGTCGGGCCACTGGAAAGACTGCGGGCACGCCCGGTCGACCAAGCCGGCGTCGATCTGCACGGGCACACCGGCGATCATCAGACGCCGGAACTCTGAACCGAGGGTCCCACCCGTGCGGGGCACTTCGGGGATCAGGAACCGGGCTTCCTGCGCGCCCGACAGGATGCCGAGACAGGTGACGGAGACGGTGCGGGCCACGTCGTCCCACGCCCAGTCGTGGACCCGGAACCGGCCCAGACGCCAGTGATCCACCTCGCCCGTGATGGCTGAGGTGACGTCGATGCCGAGGTCGATCTCCTGCCCGAACCGGGCGAGCGGGTGCGTCGGGTCCCCGCCCGGCACCCACGAGTACCCGTCCACGGCTTCGGGAACGGTGAACGTCAGGGTCTCGGGGACCTTCGACGTGGTGACCGCCGAGAGTTTCCCGGACATGATCGGGATGCCGAACGGGGCGGGAAGGGTGGTCACCCACATGAGTGAGGTCGACGCATCCGCGGCGCCCGTCCAGGCGTAGGCGGTGGTCACGGTGTCGGGGGTGGAGCCGTCGAAGTAGGCGTCGGCCCCGGTGCCCTTTTCGACGATGACCTGGGCGACGTCCAAGGTCGCCCCGACAGGCCAGAGGTTCCCGATGGTGTAGGTCGAGTAAACGCGGAGTTGCGCCTTCACGGTAAGAGCCGGGGCTGGTGCCGCTCTATTGTTGAAGACCAGGTCGGTCCACACGCCCGGAGCGAACGGCATGGCCGTGAAGTCGAACCCGAGGCTGCTGCCGGCGGTGTTGAGGTAGTCGATATACAGGGTCATGCGCTGGTAGATGGACGTGCGGAACGAGACCCGCACCGAGAGGAATTCCCCGGCAGCAACCACGAGAGCCGGGTCGCTCCCACCGGCACCGTAAGTGATGCCAGCGCTGCCCGGGGACCCGGTCTGCGACGACGTCCAGGTAGCACGGACAAAGGGGCCGCCATCAGGGGCACCCGTGGACTGACGGGCCACGCCCCCGGTGCCGCCCGTCCCCGGAGTGAAGGCGTAGTAGGTGGCGTCGACCCCGGCGTGAGGGTTGGAGGCAAGGTTCGTGCGGGTCAGGTCCGTGCGACCAGGCGTCGACGTCAGCAGGACCCCGTCGAGCCACGACGCGGCGGTGGGCACCCACCCGGCAGCACCAGCCAGGACCTCGGTCAGGTCACTCGCCATCAGTGAGTCGACCAGTCGGTCTTGTCGAAGTCGTCCCAGTTCGACGTTGCCCACTCCGTGTCGAAGGCGGCCCACGTCACAGCCGCATACGCGCTGTCGAAGTCATCCCAGTTCGACGCCGCCAAGACCACAGACGGCTCCGGGTCAGCGAGCACCAAGTACGCGAGGGACCAGATACGGTCGGTGCCGTAGCCATTCGCGGCGCCGAACAACGCGCGAGTGACGCGCGTGAGGATCACGTACTGCACCGGATCGATGTCCCGTACAAGACCGTCCGTGCGCAAGACCATGACCGGGCCGGCGGTCCGCAGTTGGACGCGCAACGCCTCGGACGCGGTGTGGTCCATGTGGGCGCTGATCTCCGCCGAGTCGCCCGCTGAGGCATCCCAACGGATCACCGGGGTGGTCCGCCCTGGGACGTCGAACGCCACCGTTCGCATCGCCGTGTCGCGCTGGTCGTCCGTGTCCCGCCACAAGAACGGGATCGCAGTGCGCCCGTCGAGGGACTGCAAGACGTACCTGCCCGTGAAGGGGACCGTGACTGGCGAGGACGCCACGGGCGACCAACCGGTCTGTGCGGCCGTGTACGTGATGGCCGAACCGAGCGGCGTCGAGATGTCAGCCAGGACCGCCGTCGCAGCGGCCGCCGGTTGCCCGTTCCCACCCCGCACCGTCCACGCGAAACCATCAGGCGTCGCAGCAGTGACCGAGAACGCAACACCGGCAGTCAGGCCCGTGACGCTCACCTGCACCGCGCGCGGGTAACCACCACCAGCCAGCACCGCCGTGACCGCGAGGCTCATCGTGACCCCCTGCTCATCGCCGACGTGCGGGACGCCTGCGCCTGGGCGACGACGCCACCAGCGACACCCGCGACCTGAGCCAGCAGGTACTCGCCCGTGAACGGGTTCTGCACGTAGACGGCCGGCGGCGACTGTGAGCCGCCCGCGGACGCCGTGCTGCCGACGTACCCACCGGACGCGAACCGCTTCGCGTTGAGCGAGTCGAAGTACCCCGGTCCGTAGTGCTGCACCGCGTCCGCCTTGACGATGTACTCACCGTTAGAAACGAGCGCATGGATTGAGTCGGACGTCCCCGTGCCCGGGCCTCTGATGAGACCACCCGTCGCTCCGACCGTGGTCCCACCGCTGCCGCCTGCACCCATCGCAACCCGGACACGTGACCCGTTGATCCCGCGGATGAGGGTCTGGATGTTGCTCAGATACTGGTACGTCGTGGCATACCCGGCCGTGGAGATACTCACCGCGGCACCCTTGCCCAACGTCTTGAGCTTCGCCTGCATCGCATCGACGGCCGTCTGCGCAGCCGCGGTGTTCAAAGTCACCTTCGAAGGGACGTTCGCCGGGATCAGGCCGAGCTGGTCCGCAAGCCGGCCGGCCTGCGCGGCGTTCATCCCGAGCGCCACAGCCGCGTTGATGTACGCCTGCCGACTGGTCGCCATGGTTGCCTGCAGGGTGGTCTGTGTCGCGCCGTTCGCCTGCTGAGCGGTGACGACATCCCACCCGGACTTCGCGATGTCGTCGAGTGCCGCCTGGTTGCGCCGCCCCGCCTCGGTCGAGATGTCGAGTTTCGCGGAGACGGTCGTCTCGGCCTCAGCGCGCGTCCGCGCGGCCTTCTCGCTCATCCCGGTCGACACGTAGTGCTGCGCGAGGTCAGCGATCTGCTGCTCTACAGATGCGTTCACCCCGGCGATCGACGCCTGGAAAGAGCGTTGAGCCTCACGCTCAGACTGGACGGCGCCCGACGCCTTCTCCTGGGCCGTGAATAGATCACCAAGCGCTGTGACCTGATCCTCGACGGTGAGCGTCGTCGTCTTCGTGGCGTCCGCAAGAGTGTCCGCGGCACCAGCGCCGGCTGCCTGCTCGTCGCGCACCCTGACTTGCGCGTTCGCCACAGCAGTCTGCTGCAAGCCAACACTTTGGAGGACGGTGACCAGGTCACCGTTCGCTGATTGCAGCTTGAGAATCGACTGACCGGCGGCCTCCTGCGATGCCCTGTCGGTCCCCATAGACGCACGGATTCTCGCCTGGGCGTCCTGGTACTCCTGCCCCCGCTGAGCGAGGCGCTGATAGGCGGCACTGGTCGGGTCGATAGACGCGGTCACCAGGTCGTCGAGACTGACCCCGGCCCTCTTCGCCGCGTCGATCGTCCCGTCCTGCTCCAGGTTGTTGAACGCGATGGCGCGCGTGTTGGTGGTGATAGCACCGGTCACCTTGTCGAGGGAGTCCTTGTAGCTGTCGGAACGCGCCTTCGCGTCGGCCTGGCTCTTCGCCCACGCCCCGAACGCAAGGGCGGCAATGGTTAGGACGGCCGTGGTGACACCGATGGTCGTCCACACGGCCTTCACCGAGATGTTCATCACGCTGAGCGACGCGTTGAGGGCGTCGATCTTCGGCTTCACCGTCAGGAACCCGCCACTCAGGAGTGCGGTCACGCCGACGAGTCCAATGACTGATTCGGTAACGATCTTGACTGGTCCGGGGAGCGTCTGGAAGGCGCGCATCGCGTCGGCGGCGCCGTTGGCGACGTCGATCAGGAACCCACCGCCGTTAGGCCCGACCATCGGCGCCATGAGCTCACCGGACAAATCCCGCCATGCGGCCTTGACCCGGTCGGTCGCGCCCGCGAACGTCGCCTTCACGTTCGCAGCCGACCCGGAGAACCGCTGGTCCATACCGGCCGTCAGGGCCTTGACCGCCTCATCAGCACCCAACGTGCCAGCCGTGATCTCGGTGCGGATCTGCGCGCCCGTCTTGCCCATCTGCGAGCCGATCAGTGTGGCCGCGTCCACGCCACGCTGACCGAACTGGTTTAGGTCCTCGGCCGTGATCTTCCCGGTCGCCCCGACCTGCGCGATGATCCGCACCAGTTGCGCGATGTCATCGTTCGACCCGCCCGTGGCCGCGACCGCGTTCTGGATCGCGTCGAGCGTCGGGATGACGTCCTTCGCCGCCATGCCGAACCCGATGAGCTGCTGCTGGGCGGTGATGAACACGGCCTTGGAGAACGGCGACGTGCGCGCGAAGACGTCGAGCTTGTCCATCTGCGCGTTCGCAGCCTCAGCAGACCCCAGCAGGGTCTTGAGCGCCGCACGGGACGTCTGCTGCAACGTGTTGTAGTCGATACCCGTCTTCGCCGCCGCAGCACCCACCGCAGTGACCGCAGCACCCACCGCAAGGAGGGTCGTGCCCGTCGTCGTCCACGCCGCACGGGTCTTCTCCGCCGACGCCGTGGCATCCTGAGCGGTCTTCTGATTCTGCTTCCCCAGCGCGTCCGTTGACTTGGCCGCGTCGGCCATCGACTTCTGGTAGTCCGCGATCTCGGCGCGAAGCCGGACGATGATCTCGCGCTGAGTTGCCACAGGATCACCCCTCCCGGTCGGATGTGCGGTTCAATGGGGGGATGGCCGTCATCGTGGTACTCGTGGTTCTGGTCGCCGCTGCGTTCTTCGGCTTCCTGTTCTGGCTGACGCTTGCGACGTCGCTGCTCAAGTCCAAGACGCGGAAGAAGGCGCTGTCCGAGGCGCCGACCACCCTTGACGCGGCGTTCGACGGGCGGGACGACGTGACCTTCGAGGTCAGTGACATGACCCTGCCGGTGGGCAGAGTGATCTCTGGGGCCACCGAGCGCGGATACCGGGTCAAGGCTCAGGTCGCCGCGACCAAGACCAGTTCGACGCTGATCTTCGAGAAGGTCTAGCCCTCGGGCATCATCCGCGGGTCCGGCACATACCCGTCAGGGGAGTCGTCGACCACGTACAGCGTCTCGGCGGACTTGAGCTGCCCGTGCCCGTCGATGTGCAACGACGCCGCCTGGCAGCCCTGACACAGCGCCGTGTGGGCCGTGTAGTAGCCCTCCATGTCCTCATTCCAGGACCGGTCCCGCGGCTGCCCACAACCAGGACACAGACCGTCCTCGTGGGTCGTCAGGGCGAGGGCCAGAGTCCGGTCCTTCGCCGTCCACTTGCGGGGGTTACGACCTCGGCGGATCGTCGAGTGCGGGACACCGTTCGCCCGCGCCGTGCGCAGTTCCAGGACGACACCCGGGAACCGTCTCAGGACGCGGGCGACGAAGGGACCGGCAGACCCTCCAGGAGACCGTTCACGGCAGCCAGGAGTTGTGCGGTCATCGACTCACCCGAGCGGTCGCGGGTCCGCAGTCGCTTGAGCTGATCCACGGTGAACGTCGGTTCGACACATGACGCTGCGATGAACCGCAGGTTCATCGACTCCGGGTCATCCTCGCCGGCTTCCTTCGCGGCCTCGAAGATCCCGGCGATCTCGGCGTCGGTGACCTGCCGCACCCGGACCTTGAGGGCCGACCGCGTGCGCTCGGCCCACAGTTCCGCGAGCTGGGCCGACAACTGCTCCGGCGATGCCTCATCGAGGCCGCGGTTCTCCGGGGATGACTTCTCAGCGGCGGGGATCTGCGCCTCGATCGCCGCGATCTTCGCAGCGAAGTCGACCTCGAACGGGTAGAGCTCGACGGTCACTTCGGGACGCACGACGTCGTCGATCCAAGAATCGAGGTCGAAGACTGCGGCGTCCAGATTCGCGCCGTCCTGGGTCTTACTCATCAGAACACCCTCAGGTTTCGCGGGTCGGTCATCGGGGCAGTCTCTGGGATCGGTGTCACTCGCGTCGTCCGCACGTCGCCGGACTCGCGGCGGACAGGGATGAACACCCTGTGCTTGTAGTAGCCGCCTTCGCGTCCCATGTTGACTACGCGCTTGCCGTCCTGCTCATGGAAGACGACCGCGTGCACGCCGTCCGCGGCGAGGCGAAGTTCCTGGATGAACTTGGGCTCGAATCCGAACGACTCGAACATGGCGATGTACTGCGCGTGCGTCAGGAACTCAGGCACGCCGTCGATGATCTTGCTCATTTCCGCCTCCGCGGTTCATGGGTTCACGGGGCGACGGGGTAGAACCTGCCGGGCGCGGCCCCGTGGGAGAGCGCGCCCGGCAGGGGTCGGTCAGGCGACCAGCGTTGACGCGGTGCTGAACACGCCCTGGGGGAACAACGGGATCGTCGCCTTGAGGTAGCCCTCACCGGAACCGGCCGAGGGCTGTGGGTTGTCCGTCATGAACTTGTAAACCTCGACGACCTGCGCCGCGACCGCTGCGCTGATGGCCGCGAACCCCGTGCGGCGCACGATCCACCCCGCGACACCGGCGGTGCTGGCGACCGTGGTCAGGACGTCCGTTTCGGTCGGAACACCGGCCGTGAAGTCACGGAACGCGACCAGGGTGCCCTCGAAGTTGCCGGTGACCGGGACGTCACAGTTCGCGACGTCTGTGATCGACTTCTCCGAGATGGAGTCCGACTTGGCCGGTCCGATCTTGGTTGAGGCGACCACGTAGGGGGAGATGTTCGCCGTGGAGGTGAGCACCGCAGCCGAGACAGCCTCGGCGTCCGTGATGGCGGAAGCTTCGACCCACCAGTAGGTCGTGACGTTCAGGTCGACCATGCGCATGTCAGATTCCCTTCGGGGTGGCCGACTTTGCCGGCTTGGGTGTGGGTGGTGCGGGCGGGGTGAAGTCGACCTCGCGTGGGACGAAGGTCTCGTCCGGAACGAGGTCGACCTCGATGGGCTTGAACTCGGACATGAGTGCCTCCGGGCATGGTTGACAGCCCCATACCGGACGGCAGGGGTTGGGTTGGGGGGAAGGGTCAGGCGGGCGTGCTGATCAACCGGTACATGTCGACGCCGTAGCACGGGTGCCCGGTATCGGGGAGCGTCACCGCGTTGTCGACCTCGATAGGCTGCGAGTCGAACAGGCGCAACCACGCGATACGGCCCGTGACCGTCAACGTCACCGCGTGACCGGACGGCGCCAAGATGCCGCGAGACTGACCCTGCGCGACGCGCACCGCAGTCGGGTTCGCCGCGACCGTCGTCACGCCGACCATCGCGTCAATGTCGAGTCGCACGTCATCGACAGCCTGCTCGACGCCAGGCGTCCCACCCGGACCCCACACGAGGTAGTACGGCATCGGCGGATTCGCCGGCGCGGCCGTGTCGTAAGTCGTGTGCACGGGCGTCAGGAGCGCCTTGATCGCGGTGATGTGGGCGAGCATCTAGATACCCTCCCCGGCGATCTTGGCGAGCGCGGCCTCGAACCGGGGCAGTTCGGCGTTCAGGGCACCGACCGGGTCCGGGACCGTGCCACCACCACGGGACGACCCGAAGTAAGCGATGTTCGCCAGGTTGCCGGCCGAACCCGGGTCTGTGGTGGGGCCGATCTCAGCCTCGATCACACCGACGCCGAACATGTCGCCGCCGTGGATGTCGTAGGAGATCGACGACCCGATCCCATGGAAGTACTTCGAGGCGTACATCTCCATACGCAACTGGGCCTTGATCTGGACTGCGCCGCGGGACACGACCCCGTAAGCCTTGCTCTGCACCTCATCGCCGGCCTTCGTCAGGTCCGCCGAGAGGGCGCCCAGATCGGAGGAGTCGAAGGTGATCGCCATCAGACGACCTCTTCGACACCTAGCCGGTACGCGGTCGCCTGCGACTTGTGCAGCAGGGACACCACGCGGAACACGCGGCCCACCAGGAGCGCGTCGAGTGCGCACGCCGTGATCGTGACGACCTGCCCGTCGTCCGGGGTGAACGCGCCGACCGGGACATGCACCTCCGAGCGCAGGACCGTGAACGTCGCACCGCCCACGGTCGGGTTCGACTCTGTGCCCGACGTCGACTGGACCTTGCATCGGCCCGTGTAGACGTTCGTGTACGTCACCGTCACGACACCCGTGGTCTCGTTCGTGATCGCGCCCGTAGGGTTCCCCACCGTGCACGTGTCGAGCATCAGGGACTCGACCCGTCGGCGGCGCGCGGCGTTCATCGGAGGACGCACGTCAGCCTCCGCTCAGTACCAGGGGATCCACGTCCCACCGTCCGTGGGCACGTAGGAGTCGAGCGTGGGGACCGACTCGCGGCGAGTGGTCGCCATGACACCGATGCCGGCCGGCTTGGCCGCACGGTGCCCGGTGAGGATCGCCCGCTCCGAAGCGGTCAGGAACAGCCCCGCCTCAGGCACGACGCGGCCTTGCCCGCCCCAGTCGTCGACCCGCTCGTCACGCCACCCCTCCGGGTTGATGTACCCGCGGGCCGCGACCTGCACGGTGACCATGAGCACGTCGTCCGGCAGGTCAGGGTCGATGACCCCGGCGTCCATGAGCCACGTCTTGCCGGTGAAATTTCGCACCAGCACCGATGCGGCGGTGAGCACAGACCCCGCCCGCGTGATGTCCTCGGGCTCAGTGATGGGCTCACCGAGCCAGTCAGAGAGCGCTGAGACATTCGCGAGCGGGATCTGTGTCGCCATGATGCGCTCCTGTCAGACCGTCGCGACCGAGATCGAGACGGCGCGGGTGGCGTCGAGGGTCGCGGCGCCGACGAAAGTGTCGACCACCGACTGGTCCTCGAGCTGGAGCGGGTTGTAGTGCTGAATCCAGCGCAGGGCGAACCCGTCCTGCGCCACGGTGGCCGACTTGGCCGCGCCCTCGGGCTGACGGGACGGCCGGGTCACCAGGGCGAACGCGTCGCGGTGGTAGGCCACCCCGAAGTCGTCCGTCAGGGCCGGGTCCTCGATCACCGTGAAGCCGCGCAGGCGCCCGATGGTGCCCTCACGCAGCGCACCATCCGACCCCGACTCGTTCACCTTCGTGAGCTGATCGAGACCGAGCAGGAGCTCGGCGACACCCGAGCCGACGGCGAGGAACCGGTCGGCGAAGGGCACCTTGCGGGCGTTCAGCACCCGGCGTGCCTTGGTGACCACGGCCAGCGCGTTGAGACCGTTGAGCGCGATCTCGAGACCCGTGGCGGATGCCACAGCCTCCATCTCGTCGATGAGCGGCGCGGTGACCTCGTCCACGACGGACTCGGCCTGCGGGACGAGCACCTGACGCTCCAGGGACTCCAGGTTGAACGTCGCGAAGTCGTCCGGGAGGCGGATCGCGTTGTACACCTGGGTGTCCATCACGACCGGGACCCACGTCTCCGTGAGCTCGTTGAAGGTGATCGCCGTGCGCGCGGCACGCTCGACCGACGTGTACGTGTGGGCCACGCCAGCCGAGACGGGCTTGCGCACGTTGACCGTCTGACCGCGGCCGGCGACGAACTCGCCGGAGAAGTCCTGGCGGACGGTGCGGGGAAGGGTGGTGAGCCACCGGAGCGCAGCGAGCGTCGAGCGCGCTGCCTGATCCGGGGTCCAGAGAATGTTAGCCACGGTGACCTCCTAGGTCAGTCGTTGACCGCAGCAGGCCCGTGGCGGGCCGTGCGGGGTGGATCAGCGCCGGAACATCCGGGCGCCGAGTTTGGAGATGTCCGTCTCCTCGGGCTCCGCGGTCGGGTCCCCACCGCCACTGAGACGCTCGGTCGGCTTCGCAGTCGGCGGGCGCTTGGCGGGGGTGACCAGCTTGAGGAGCTTCTCGGCGTCAGCGAGGATCTCTTCCTCGGTGTCGCCCTTGAGGCGGTCGATCAGTTCTTCCGGGAGCTCGCAGCGGGCACCGATGCGGATCCGCAGGTTCTCGGCCTCCAGGGCCTTGATGCGGTCGTCCTTCTCGCCGGTGTCCGCGGCCTTCCCCTCGGCCTCTTTGACCCGCTTACGCAGGTTCGCGGCCTCGGAGTTGAGCTTGCGGATCTTCTCGAGCGCCTTGCTCGGGTCGAACTTGTCACCGTCGTCGGTCGGCTCCTGCTCGGCGCCCTCCTGGGGCTCCTGCTCGGTGGTCTCCGTCTCGGCGGTGTCCTGCTCGACTACTGGGGTTGCCTCATCGGCCATGCGTCAGCCCTCCAGGGGCATTGGGGTGAAAATGCTGCCACCAGGGCAGCGCGCGCACGAACGTGCACGAGTTAGGGGGTGGGCGAGTCGCTGAACAAGCCGGATCGCCGCATGCGGGGCAGGATGTTCGCCGCGTTGCGCGTCTCTCCGGCCGCGCCAGCCTCGCGGGAGGCGTTCGCGTAGGCGTCGTTCCAGTCGTACTCGGTCTTGGTCGGCTCCCATCTGCCGTACACGATCTCGACCGAGCATCCACAGTAATCGTGCGCCCTGAAGCCACCGCTCTCCCGCGAGTACGCGATCCCGCGAGACACGAGCATCGCGCAGAACGCGCACGGATGACCGTCGCTGACCCGCCGATATCCAGCCGCCTTCACGTCCATGCGTGCGGTGTGCTCGATCGTGTTGCGACCGCCGGCCATCGCCCACTTCTGCGTGCGGCCCAGCACCTCACGGGACGCCCGCGCGAACGCCTCCTCCGGGTCCGCACCACGACCGATCAGCATCTTCGTCAGACGCGGGCCGTTGCCCAGCAGGGTCGCGGTCGCGGCCGCCTCGCTGAACGGCGGCCGCAGCACCACACCGGACGGCGTGCCGATCTCGGCAGCCCGGAAGTCGGTCACGTACCGCTCAGCCAGGTCCGCCGACGTCGCGTACCGCTGCCGCATGAGCCCCCCTTGCACGGCAAGCCACGTCGGGGTCGACGCATCCAGGTCCGCCAGGTCCAGCAGCCGCCACGTTGCCAGCGCCTCGACGACAGCGCCCGCACCGAGCCTGACCTGCCCGCGGCGGTGCCGGTCGGTCAGTGCCCGGCCCTGGCGCGTCAGAGCCATCGTCAGACCGTCCCGTTGGCCTGCCGGTCCAGCGCGGAGGCCAGCAGCGCGTCAGGGGACGGGTGGTCCTCGGCGTACTGGCGCCACTCGTCGGCCAGCGTCTTGGAGATGCCCGGGATCTGGTCCCATAGCAGCTCGACCGGGACCCGCAACTGGGACGCGATCTTACCGAGGGCGTCCGCGGCCTGGCCCATCGACCGGGACTCGATGTCCGCCCACATCATCTTCAGCGAGAAGTCCGCGGCGTCGTCCACGCGGCCCTCGATGTGCGCGGCCAGGCGTAGGTTCTGCGCCGCCGAGCGACCCATGCCCCGCTGCTTGTCCTGCACCTTGAGTCGGGACATCGACCGGGCCTCGACCAGGGCGTCAGCGGACAGGTTCACGAGCTGCCCGCCGTTCAGCGCCCACACCGGGGTCTGCGACAGTGCCGCGATGGTGTCCCGGTCGACGTCGGCGGCCTTGAGGACACCGTCCATCGTGGTCTCCGGCAGGGAACCGAACTGCACGCCCTCGCCACCGGTCAGGATGTCCTCGTGACGCAGCAGCGCCTTGACCCGCTCGTTCTCCTCGGGGCTGCCCGCGTCCTCGAGCCCGGTGGCGGTCCTGATGCGCCAGGAGTTGTAGTGCTGGATCAGGAGCCGGTCGTAGGTCGTCTTGTTGTACCGCTTCGCCACGACCTCGAACTTCTCGACCTCACCCGGCGTCCGGGCCTCCAGGTCCAGGCCGTTCGCCCACCGCACGATCGGCGTGACCCCGACCTCGTGGTAGCGGGGCTCGATGTACACCAGGGCGCCCGACTCGTCACGGGCGACGTAGTGCACCGCCTCCTCGTCGATCAGCCGGTAGGCGACACCCTTACGCTGGGCAATGGTCCGCAGCCCGAACATCGGCCACTCGTCCTCGACGACGTCGCCGTAGACCACGAACAGGGACCGCGGGGACAGCGCGCGGATCACAGCCCGGTTCGCCGGGTCACCGGGCACCTGACCGGGCAGGGTCAGTGTGTACGCCAGCCCGTACCCGATCGCGGCGTTCCACAGCGCGCCCTGACGCGACGGCATCCCGTTGCGCTCCCACGGCTCCCACATCGGCCCCGTGTCGCGCCCCGCCGAGTGCACACCCTCCAGGACCATCTGCTGAGCGCACTCCTCGACCACCAGCCGTAGGATCGGCGTGTGCGAGAACTTCGCCAGCAGCTCCTTCTCAGAGTTCACCGGCGTGTGAGCCTGCCGGTACACCTCGACCGGGTTCTCCTTCGAGAGCCACACGTCGATGTCGTCCAAGCGGGCACGCTCAAGCACCGAGGCGGGGATCAGCTCGGTCTCGAGCAGGTCGATCACGTCAGCAGGCTTCACCAGACACGCCCCTTCCCGCGCTTGGAGGACTGTCGGTTCAGGTAGGCGCGGCGGACCATCCGTGCCCCGATGGCACATACCGCCAGGTCGATCTTCTTCTTCGACTCGCGATGTTCCTTCGCGATCGACGCACCCGCCCGCGTGGGTTGCCGGCGGGCGTTCAGGACGTGGTTCCGCAACCGCGCGTCCCCGTCGTGGGTCAGCGCCTTGGCCTCGATGTCCGCCTCGGCCAGCCCGACCGCCTCGACGAACCGCTTCTGGTTGTCCAGCGACGCCATGTCGAACATCACCGAGTGCCCGGCGTCCTTGCCCGGCTTGGCCCACAACGCGAGCTTGGTCCGGTAGCGACGGTGCCAGTCGTCGAACATGGCATCCCAGTACCGGTTCATCGTCTCGTCGTCCAGGACGTGCGACGGATCACCGAAGAACACCACCACCCGGTACCGCTCGAACGCAGCCGTCACAGCCGCGTCGACCTTCTCCCGGGGAGCCAACCATCCCTTGCCCCGCACACTCGGCGGCCTCTGCCACATGCCTAGCGTCACCAGGTGACCGTCAGAGATCCGGCAGCCCATGAGGCCCGTCGCGTCGTCGGACTTCGAGCAGTCCAGGAACAGCCCGACTTCCTCACCGGGCTCGAGCGCCAGATCCGGCCGGGCGAGTTGGTCCCACTGCTGGGGGGTGACCCACGCGTCCTCGGTCGCGGTGACCTGGTTGTACCACTTGCGCCGCGACTCGCTCGGCGGGTTCGCGGGGTTCAGGATCGACTTGAGGATGCGCCCGCGAGCGTCCAGCCACACCGAGTCACCCCGGATAGCCTCGACGACATCCGGGGCGGCCTCAGCGGTCAGTGGGGCGTCAGGCGGGGCCTCGAGAGAATCGTAGAGCAGCCCGTACTCAAGGAACTTCGGCCGGTCCGCCTCGTCCTCGGCCTCACGGTCGCCCTGTGTGGATTCCCAGGCGTCACGGACCCGCTCGGCGACGCTGTCCTCACCAGGGCGGAACGCGTTACAGATGTCCAGCACCCGGGCCGGGGCACTGATCTCAGCCTTGGCCGCGTTGCCCTCGATCGTGCCGGCCATGTCGTGCCCGCCGTTGCTGCTGTTCCAGTTCTGCGTCTCGTTGCGGACGATGAGCTTCGGACGACCGCCCTCGATCGCCAACGGGGACGCGGTGACGGCCTCGATCTGGCGGGTGTCACCCAAGCCCCAGATGTTCGTCTTGCCGATCTGGATGCCGTAGTACAACCGCGTCTCAACCGGGATCAGACCCGGCATGAGTTTCATGGTGTTCTTGGTCTGCTCCTGGGAGACGGCGACCAATTGCACCCAGGCATCAGGCTCCTCGCGCCCAACCGGCCGGTCGCCGTCCCAGTGGTCGAACACCACATCGGCGAACATATAGCCTGCCGCGAGCGTCGCCGCCAGCGGGTCCTTGCCCCAGCCCTTGAGCCGCTGCAAGACCGCCGAGTGATGCCCGAAGACACCAGTCTCGGCGACCGCGAAGAAGTGCAGGATGAACCGTGCCTGCTCCGGGGTGTACGCCCACGGTTTGCTGCGATGGCGTAGCCACATGCCCGTCCACGCCAGGAAGTCCCATCCCAACGTCGCCGCCGGCAGGACCCACCCGCCGTCGTACTGCCACGTCGGGCCGACCTTCACCGGCTCCCACCGCAGACCAACCGGAGGAGTCGCGGCCTCGATCATCTCCTCGTACCAGGTGACGATCTCGCGCTTCTCGTCCTCACGGGACGTCAGCAGCGTCAGACCACTACGCGCCTGCGCCATGCGCCGTCGACCACCGCGACTGAGCCGCAGCACGAGCCTGTGTCGACCGCGGCACCTCACCGGCGCGCGCAGGGTCGTCCGGCAGTTTCAACCGGCCCAGCAGCGACGCCACCTGAGCTTCATGCGCCCGGATCTCGGCGACCAGCGGGTGCACGACTGGCTGACCCATCGAGCCGATCGACATCACGCCCACGACGCCGAGCTCCAGCTCCATCGTCACGATCCGGTCGGACGCCCGACACGCCTTCTCGAGCACCATCAGCTCGTCCACGCGCAGGTCGTACTTGCTCGTCACGTCACGCCACAGTTTCGACCCGACAGAGTCGAGCCCTTTGGGGGCTGTCGCCTTGCTCATCACGCCCTCCAGGGGCTCAGCGGGAGGCCACCAGGGCCGAAAAACGGGAAGAGGTCGCATGTTGGATTTCGACTGCTATACCCGCGGTTTACTCATCAAGGGGGAAGGGGAGTCGCCCCCAGGGGTCAGTCGGAGTCGGTCGCGGACTTGCGCGTCGCCTTCGGCTTCTCAGCCGCGCCGCGTGCGATGAGCCGTTCGCCGATCGGGTCGAGCACTTCGATCGTGTCGCCCTTGTCGTTGCCGCCGAGGGGCTTGGTCAGGGTGATCTTCATGGCATCTCTCCTGGGTGTGTCTCAACTGGACGTCGCCTCATGGCGGCGCGTGCGGTGTTCCTTGCTGCTGTCTCGCGTGCGGTCTTGGCCTTGTGGCACGGCCCGGACAGCCATGCCAGGTTCCCCGGGGTGTGGTCGTCGCCGGGGGTGATGTGGTCGGCGTCTGTGCCGTGTCCGTCGCAGTCGGGGTCGTGCGTCGTGGCCTCGCATCTGCCCTGTGCCCTGGCCCGGACTTGCGCCCGGGTGGCCTGCCAGTTGGGGGGTAGGCGTTGCCGGCGGTCGGAGGTGGCCCACGCCACAGCCCACCTCATCTCCCTCGGTTCAGTCGAGTGCGTGTAGGTAATCGTCGTCGTCGACGGATGCGAAGTCGACCGTGGGTTTGAACACTGCGAGAACCCGATCGGCGTAGTCCTTGGTGCCGACGTGAACCCGGACAACCTTGATGAGCTCCGGGTCGAGACGGTCGGCGCCTTCCCGGATCTGGGTCATCGCGTCGTTGAGTGCCTGCTGGGTGTCGAGGTCTGCGTCGTACTCGATGACGATGACCATGCGCTCGCCCATGCGCCCTCCTGACGTGTGTCCTCGCCCGTGCATGTGCTTAGCCCGGGTCTCTAGTGGTGGGTCCGGTGTCTCGTGCGCCGGGCGAGGAGTCAAGGATGGCCCGAGAGCGTGACGCTCGATCGGGCCGATGCGCATGTTTTCGGGCATGCGTCTGTTGCGAAGAACCTTACAGCATGAACTACATGGTTGTCACTCTGCGACACGCCCAACGAGGAGTTGGGTGATGTGGGCGTTGAGGTAGGTCTTCCGGCCATCGG